TCTGCGTTGTTCTGCTCATTACTGTGATTGCAACATCGTTGATTGAGTGTTCTACGATCTGTTTTGCTTCGGTTGCGTTCTTTGGAACATAGGTTGATGTTTTGGTGGATAGTTCGCCGTTGACGGTGATTACATCGCCCTCGGTTATGTTGCCGATGTCTTTTGTCCAGACTGTCCAGAGTCGGTTGCGCTTTTCTCCTTTGAATTGGAATGTTTCCCAGCCTTTGATGTAGCCGTGTTGTGTTGATAGTGCGCTGACTTCTAGAACGGTTGTGATTTGTGCCATTTCTGTGTCTCTTTTCTCTATTTTTCGTAGGTTGTTATTTAGATATTTAAAGTTAAGTTTATATTACCTTTAAGTGGACATCTACGCCGTCCCGTTGCGTCTTAAATGACACCCCGTTGTGTCGTGGATGTCTACCCGTAGATTTGCGTTTTGAAAAGTTATCCACAGGCTTGTGAGCAAGTGACGAATCGCATCCTTGTGGACATTCCAAGGTCAACCAGTATCGGTTTGTTATACGATCAGGTCGATAACCTGAACCGTCATGACTGGCAACTGTGATTTCTTGTAGCTCTAGCAGCTTATCGATTGCGCGCTGTACTTGACGCTTTGAGCACCCTGAGAGTTCGGCTAGGCGTTTCTGGGATGGGAAGCAACCCTCTTCGGGGTGTTCACCAATGTGCCAGGCTAAAGCCGTTAGAACGGCGCGGGCTGTACCGGATGACTGGGAGTGATGTAGTACGGCTGAGATGGCTTCTACGCTCATTCTGTGCCTTTCTGTGTGTATAATAATCTTACGCCCCTCGTGGTGGCGTTCAGGGCTTGAACCCTGCGGGGTAGACCTTTTCTGTGGGGTCTACCCCTTTTCGCTACTTCTTTAGTTCCTCAGCATAAGCCTTGATTGCTGCAAGTGTTTCGTTATCTACGGCAGATTTGACTGCAGCTGCGTAGATGGTTCGCAGGGTTTCGATGTCTTTGTTGCTGTGTGCTTCTTGTGCTTCGATTAGGAAGTTGCGTGATTCCTGAGTTGCCTTGATCATCTCTTCGCGCGATGGGCGTAGGTAATCATTGCCCTTTTTAGTGCTGTACCCTAGCGTCGCGAGTGCTCTACCAATTGCGCTGGTGGATGCGTTTTCCAAAAAACTAGCGCGGTTGATGTTTGATGATCCGCGTGTTTCGTGTGCGTAGTCAATTGCAGCTGGACGGACATCTTCGCGGTCTGTGTAAACCGATGCCATGACAATGACTTCGGTTTCGTTGATTAGTTTGATTTCGGTGTGAATTCGTCCTTGGCTGTGGTCAGCCCAAAACTTAGCAATTCGATTTGCAACCGGTTCGTAGTTATCTAAAAATCCCATGATTCTCCTGTGTTATTTGAATGTGATGAACGGCTTGCCATTTCGAGCTTGTAATGAGATTACCTTTTCACCCTGGTAGAAACCGTTCTTTACTCCGTTGAGATAAGCCAATACTACTGATTTTTTTGCAGTAAAGTTTTTGTCTGCTTCCTCGTAAATTACCTTAGCGGCTATCAGATCAACATAGAAGTCACCAAGTTCAACTTCGCCGTCGGTGAGTCCCTCGGATAGTTCTCGGACTGTTTCGTAGGTGCTGTTTGACCCGTCATAATTTGGGGCTAGTCCTGATTCGACCAAGCCGTAGAATCCCCGTACACGCCCTTTCATGTCAAGGACAAGGGTTTCATCCCAAACGACCTCAAACTCGGTGTAGCGTCCTCCTATGACCGCACAGACCACTCCACGCTTTAGACCTAGGACATACAAGTACCAAAGAACCTGCAATTTCCATGATTCTGGTATCTCGGTGACATAGGTTGCTGAGTGTTTGATTTCCAAAACGCCGAGAGTGCCGTCCGCCCATTCGATGATGCCGTCTGGGTTGGCTTTCATCCAGTCAAACTCGGTTGATTGCCAGGTGCCTGTTTCGTGAACGGTTAGCCAGTCTTTGTTTTCATCCTGGAAGAAGCTGCGAATTGCTGGTTCCATCGCTGTACCTAAGCGCATTGGAATTGTGCTATCGGTGTCACTTAAAAGGTTTGACTTTTCACACCAAAGAGTGTATGGAGATTTGAACTGTGATTTGCCGAAGATAACTCCGACATCCGAACCGCCAATACCGGCGCGAGCTGCATGCCACTCTGGTGATCCTGATTCGAAAGTGCCAATGTACTTGGCTTTGCCTAGTGATTCAATTGAGTCCGTAATACGGATGCGTTCTGTGATTGTCATACGACAAGTTTAGTAACAGGGAATGACAAAACCCCCAGCGCCTCATTGCCAGGGGTTGTGTCTTAGTCCTTTTTGTTTTTGGACTGAACAGATTCTATTGTTGCGTTGATGTGGCTGTCAAAATCTTTGTCATTTACTTCGCCTTTCCCAGCGTAAGTGAACGATAGTCCCATGACCAAGCCTACGATAGCGACGGATGCCCCAAACAAAACTGATTCCAGTGCGCCCATACTGAACATAGGCAGGTTGCCAACACCCATAGAAGACAAGCCAGCGCCAAGTGATAGGGCCGCAGTTCGCTTCAAACGCTTTGGGATTTTTGACCATAGTTTCACTTTGCCGCCTTTTTGGTTACTGGTTTCTTCGCTGGTGCTGTCTTAGGTTTTGATGCGTCGATAAGTTTGAAAAGGTCTAGCAGCTTGTCGACCGGTGCCAGGTGTGGCATTTGTTCGGTTGATGCAGCTGCGTGTAGGTGTGCGCCTGCCGATGCTGATCCTGTGTTGCCAATTAGTCCAACCACTGTTTCGCCACCGATCACTTTGTCCATGCGGGCGAGCGTTGGTGCTTCTTTCAGGTGAGCATAAATTGTGTACACCTTGTCATGTGAGTTTTTGGTAATAATGCAGTGACCTAGAACATCTGACCAAAGCACCCTGGCAACAAGACCATCGGCTACTGCGTGAACAGGTTTGCCCTCAGAACCACCTTTGAAACCCCAGTCTGAACCGCGGTGTGGTTTGGTGCGGTAAGCCTTGTTGAAGTTGCCTAGTTCGTCACGTCTTTCGGCGCCTGCGCCTTTGATTGGTTCGTGGTACATTTACGCCCCGATTGCTTTGTTGATTAGTGCGATGATTGTTGCGGTCATTGCAGCAGATATAATACCGAACAACATTGCGTACGCTTCAATCTTACGAACGCGTCGTTCCAACTCTGCATAGTTCTTGACGGTTGCCTTTATTTCGGCTATGTCTTCAACTATCCGCATGAGCAGATCTGATTGTGTTGGTCGGTTCTCTGCCATGTTATGCGCTTAGTGCAGCGATTTCTTCTGCGGTTAGACCTAGTGCTGACAACTTTGCTTCGGCTGATGCTTTCGCTTCGGCTTTCGCTTCGGCTGCTGCGTCTTCGATTGCTTTGGCTTCGGCGTATGCTGCTGCGTCGGCTTCGCGTTGTGCGATTTCTTCGGCTGTTAGTTCAACGATGGTTTGTTCACCGGTTGAGCAGTCAACAACGATTTTGGTTAGTGTTTCTGACATGTGTGCCTTTCGTATTAACTGACGGTTGCGCCGCCAGAACCCTTAAGTATTCCGTAAAGTGATGCAGTTGAGTATTGCTTGAATTGAGAGCCAACTTCAGGTGTCAGGCTAATGCTAGTTATGGCAGCGGTGTTAGACCATAGTCCAGCGGTCAAGTATTGCCACGCTTGAGTTGCGTTTGCTTCCGAAACTGAATCTACTGAAAATGACTTGTTTGTTGATCCTGTGTAATAAGGAATGTAAACACTTTGATTTGAAAATGTGTTTGATGTTGTTGTATCGCCGTTGATGTCGCCAAGTGAGCGTGTTGTTGTAAATGATGCTGTTGCTGAACCGCTACCGCGTAAAGCCCTGCCAGTAAAACTTGAAGTCGAAGAGTTGAAAGAGATTAGGCAACCATCTTCGGTAAGACTTCGGTTTGATCTTGCGTTGATTACAAGAAGCAAATCTGTGTAAGTCTGTGGAATAGATAGGAATTCCATTGCAGATTGTCCGCTAGGAACGGTTACGGTGCTAATAAGTGTCATAGTCATTAGGCAGCCACCCCATACAAAGCAAAAGTTGAACCAGTTGAAAAGTTTGCACCATTAGCGCAGCGAACCTGAATGGAAGTTACGGCTGCGGTATTAGCCCAACGGTTAACCCACGCATAAGTAGCGTCATCCGCTTTGTCTGTTCGATTCAAAATTGTCTTGTGCTTATCACTAGCAGAACCATCCATGATTTGAAACACACTTTGCGAGATAGAAGTTCCAACACCACCACCAAGCGCAGAGGTTGTTGCTTCTGTTCCGCTACCAGCGGTAGAACCCGAACCATACATGTAGACAGCAGAGTAGTTGCTACCTGTGTCAGCGTTTAGGCGAATAGACCAGTTAGAACCAGATGCTGATGTTCCGTTACAAACAAGGATGTAATCTCTGTATGAAGTGATGCTGCTAAAGGTAACCGATGCAGCAGCAGAACCAAGTGTTATGTTAGCCAAAGGCGTGTAAGTAGGTGTTGGCATTGTTATCCCTTGATCCCATAAAGACTGAAACGGCTACCAGCAATAAAGTTATTTGTTTCAGGTGAAATCAAAATAGAAGTAATAGCAGCAGTATTCATCCACAAACCCGAAGTAAATCTAAGATTAGTTACAACATTACTTTGATTGCCGTTGACTGCTTTCAAAGTCTTATTCTTACTCGTGCTAAAAGCATCAAGAATGTCAATAATTCCGGGCTCAAATACTCCAGTAGTCGTGTTAGTTCCCGGTGTGCTACCAAGATACATCACAGCACTTGTGTATGAAGTGGTCGCATTAGATGTGACGCTACTTCCATTTCCAACTAAAGAGTGAAAAGCATAGTTCGAACCAGAGTCGCCATTTAAACGAACAAATGTTGACTGCCCCACACTTTTATCAGTTCTAATAGTCGAACGAATTTGCAAATGCTTGTAAGTTGAACCAAGCCCAGTTGTGCTAAAAGTTACAGAGGCTGCAGTTGTGGAAAGAATAGTTGTGCTAATGAGTTCAAACGATCCTGCTGCACCACCACCCGATGATGCAAGAATTCCCAAAGGGATCAACATGACTAAGCCCCCAGTTGACCGACTAGGTAGTAGACCCCAGACCCACCGAAAATAACCGAAGCAGCTGCATACTGTTTAGCAGTCTTTAAATTACCGTCGGCACTAGACAAAGTCACACCAGAACCAGCAGCGAAAGTAACCTGACCTGAACCCGCCTGAATGAAGTCAATACGATCACCCTGTGTAGTCAACACGTTGTCAACAGTGATAGTGATAGCAGAACCAGTAGAACGAATAGTAGTACCACGATCAGCAGCAACAACAGAATAGTTAGCAGACTTGTCAGACCAACCAGCAGGCGCATCGCCTAGATCAGTCCAAGCCGAACCAGAGTAGTAAACGAACTTGTCAGCATCCTGCAACCAAACCAACATGCCCTCTGTCGGACTTGGTATCGCTGCGTCACGTGCGCTAGTCGTAGCAAACACCATAACCGACTGATTCATCAAGTAGGTGTTTAGTTCACCACCGGTAAGAGCGTCACCGTTGCTAAAGACTTTATATGCCATTTATGCTGCTTTCCATAGATCAAATTGAGTATACCAAGAGTTAGCGTCAATCGTGTGATTGATTCTGATAATAGTGTAGAATTCGTCAATCGCCAGTTCGTTCTTATCAAACTTGACACCCAACAACTGACCCGGTGTGATAACTGCGGCTTGTGTCAAATCACCTAGACGGTCAATGGCCGGGGTTTCAACAGACTTGACAAGTTTTGTCACAGTAGTGTCAAAAACCTTTTCAGCCCAGATCTGCAACTCTGTCGTATCGGTGACGTTCAAAGATAATGACGTAAAGTTTTCGCCATAAAGTTCAATGCTGTTTTCATCTTCAATAGCGATGAATTGAGTATCGTCTGAAACAAGATCCACATAAAGCGAATTGATAATAGAGTCAGCATCGGCAGCCACAGAAATGTTAGACATGCAAAGGTGATAAGCGCCACCATGATCATTACCAACAATCCAAGTTGTATCTGTACCGTTCGCTTCATCCGGGCGAGGAATAAAGATAACTTGTTCGCTTTCTGGGTCAACCCATGTGACTGCAAGTCCGACCTGTAACGCTTCGTTGATGATTCCATTTGCCTGAATGTCTGCCTCTGATGTTAGTGGTATCTTGCCGCTAGTTGTAGCAGAGTCTAATGACATTACGCCACCAACCGATGTTACCGCTTCGGCAAAGTTTTGCAACGGTGTAGCGTAACCGGCTTCGTATTCGGTGTTGTCAAATAATGCGATACGGCTGTTAACAATTTGTTTGTAAAGGTCGTACGCGGTTATGTCAATACGGTTCCAGCCAAGTGGTGAATACTGCACGTTTATTGTGTCAATGTAACCGGTGAATAGAGTGTGGTTTACGGCGCCACGTGCAACACGAATACGCATCTTGGTGTTAGTTCTAATGTTCTTGTTTACGTTCGGATCCCACTCGTACGACTGCAACGAGATTCTGGCAGAGCCGGCATTAGGTTGGAAGTAGTAGGCG